TGAAGTCCCCTATACACGAAGATTTCTCGTATAGTTCCTTTAGCGAAGGTGAAAAGATGAGAATCGACCTTGCCCTACTATTCACTTGGCGTGAAGTAGCGCGTGTCAAAAACTCTGTAAACACCAACCTGCTGATTATGGATGAAGTTTTTGATTCTTCACTTGATGGATTTGGAACTGATGAGTTCCTCAAGATCATCCGTTTTGTTATCCAGGACGCTAACATTTTCGTCATCTCACATAAAACCGACATGTATGACAAATTTGAAAGTGTTATGCGATTCGATAAGTTCAAAGGTTTTTCACGTATGGTGTCTTAAGAGAACTAAAAGCAATGCAAGTACCAAACTGGAAGCATCATTCTAAAAAAGAACAGAAACCAACTCTCAAACCTCAGATGATGAGGGCACGCAGAGAAGCACTCAGACAATTTAAAAAGCGTCACAAGAACCGCCCTGACAAGGCGGTTTCGTCGTATTATATGTCCATACGAATGGAACTCGATGATTCGCCACGAAATCAAATCCCAACTCGCTAAACTCCTTGCGACTGAGGACCTGGTGGTTGAGAACAAGCATGTTGAAACTGCACAGTTCAATGTTCATACTCGCGTTCTAACGCTTCCTGTGTGGGAGAAAGCAAGTGGTGAAGTGTATGACATGCTTGTTGCTCATGAAGTAGGACATGCCCTTTACACCCCCGACACTGATTGGTTCAAGTATCGAAAGATTTCCCCACAGTTTGTGAACATCGTTGAGGATGTTCGTATTGAAAAACTGATGAAGCGTCGTTACGCTGGTATCTCTAAGACCTTCTATCGCGGTTACAGCGAACTTGCTGCTGAGGATTTTTTCTGTGTTGCTAATGAAGATGTAAACAAAATGAATCTTGCCGACAAGGCAAACCTTCATTTCAAGATTGGTAGTTTTATTGATATTGATTTCAATTCTCAAGAAAGGGTTCTGATTGAGAAAATTTCTAATGCTGAAACTTTTGGAGAAGTTTTGGATGTTGCTGAAGAACTCTACAACTATTGTAAGCAACAGCAAGAAATGAAAACCAAGACCGATGACCTTCAGATGTCAAACGGTCAAAGTGGTGAATCTGACCAGAGTGAAACTGACCAGAGTGAAACTGAAGATTCTAGTGGTGAAGAATCTAAAGAATCTGATGATTTTGAATCGGAAGAACCTGAGGAGGGTGAATCCTATGGTGGTACAGAAAATGATGCTGAACCAGAAGTTTCTACGATGAATAATCTGGAAGAAGCAATCAAAGAACTTGCTACCAATGATGGTATTGAAAATGTATATCTAGAACTTCCTAAACTGCAACTGGATAAAATCATTGTTCCTAATGCAGAAATTCATGAGCGTTTCAAGGAGTGGGAAGGTTTTGCTGAGAGAATGGAAAGCACTGTAGATAAAATGTTTGAACATACTGATGAAGAATTCAAACGGTTCAAGAAGTCTGCTCAGAAGGAAGTCAACTATCTCGTGAAGGAGTTTGAGTGTAAGAAAGCAGCAGACTCTTATGCTCGTGCTACAACTGCCCGTACTGGTGTTCTTGATTGTTCTAAACTTCATACTTACAAGTACAATGAAGATATCTTCAAAAAAGTAACCACTCTTGCTGATGGTAAGAATCACGGTCTTGTATTTGTTCTTGACTGGAGTGGTTCTATGATGGATGTGATGTTGGACACCATGAAGCAACTCTTCAATCTGATGTGGTTCTGTAAGAAAGTTTCAATTCCCTTTGAGGTTTATGCTTTCACCAATGAATACCCCATGTTCACCCGTAAAGAAGATGGAAATTTTGATGTTAAATCTCTTGCATATGCTAAGCGTGCTGGTTTGATTCACATCTATGAGTGGTTCTCTATGATGAATATTTTCAGTAGTAAGACTAAAATGAAAGAACTTGAGAATCAAATGAAGAACTTCTTTCGTTTGTCTTATGGTTTCAAGAAATATAATTTTCTTCCAATTCCTACTGGTTTGAGTCTTTCTGGAACTCCTCTGAATGAGGCAATGGTTGCTCTACATCAAATCATTCCTCAATTTAAGAGTGAAAATAAAGTTCAGAAGGTGCAGTGTGTTGTTTTGAGTGATGGTGAAGCAGGCGGACTTAAGTATCATCGTGAAGTGCAGCGCCGTTGGGAGAGTGAACCTTTCTTGGGAACCTCTGCTATTCATTCAAATGCTTTTCTTCGGGATCGTAAGACTGGAAACACTTACTCATTTGATTGTGAGTGGTATGAGTTCACTGGTGTTCTCCTTAACAATCTTCGGGATGTTTTTCCTGATGTGAACTTCATCGGTATTCGTGTTCTTGAGGGGCGGGACGCCAACAGTTTCATCCGCCGATTCACTGGTTGGGGTGGAGCAGAATTTGATAGAATTCAAAAAGTATGGAAAAAAGAAAAGGCATTCTCTATTCACAATTCTGGATATCATACTTACTTTGGTCTTTCCTCAAATGCACTTTCTAGTAATTCTGATTTTGAAGTTGATGATGGTGCATCCAAATCAAAAATCAAATCTGCTTTTGCTAAAAGTTTGAAAAGTAAGAAGATGAATAAGAAAGTATTAGGAGAATTTATTGAACTAATCGCTTGAATAAATAAATGTATAGAAATTCTATTAGGCGATGAAACCTTCCCCAAGACAATTAAAAGAGACTAAAGAAATCTATGAAAAGGTCGTAAAACACCTCATTGAGGAAGGTTACGCGACCGACGTAGAAAACGCAGATTCCATTATCAGTGGAATGAGCGATCAATGGTTCGAGCAAATCCAGGAGAACTGATAAATGGAAAGAATCACAGGTAACGAAGTTCAATCAATGATGGAAGCATATGCTTCTGTTTATAAATCTGAAGAAGTTGAGCAAGAAGTAATTTCTGAGGAAGTTGCAGAAACTGAAGAACTTCAGGAAAATCAAGCAGCAAATAGAGCGAGGCAACAAAGACTTCGCCAGCAGCAAAATTCTGGTAGAGCAGAACAGCAATTGGGTGGTTTGAGACCACAACCTAGAACAATTGGAAACAATCGTCGTTTTGCTAGAAGATCTGCAAGTCCTTCTGCTCAGGCAAATACAAACAGAGTTGGTCAAAATATTAAAGTAGGACCTATTACTGGACCTGCACAGAATGACCAACTTAAGAAACCAGCACCAGCACCAGCACCAGCAGCACCTGCCAGAGATCCAAACGTAACTCCTGGTGGTACAAAGTTTGAAAGAAGACTGCCTACTTCTGCTGAACTAAGAGCAGCACAAGCTGCCCGTGCTGCTGGTAAGGGAGAAGAAGGTGCTATTAAGGCAGCTGTTGGCGTTTCTAAGGGAACCGTTGCTGATCCTAAGATTGCTGCTGATGCCAAGAGAAAGGCAGAACTTGCTGCTATCAGAGCTAAGGCAAAAGCAGATACCATGAGCAAAAAACCTGCTGACCGTTCCCGTATGGGTGGTCGCAATAGAATGAGAATGGAAGAGATTGACATCTTTGATACCATCAAGGAATACTTGATTGGTGAGGGTGCAACCGAGAAGGAAGCACTTCAACAAATGATTACTCTTACTGACGAGCAGAGAACTGAAATTCTCGAAGGTCTTTTTGATTTCCTTCCAAAATCAAAAACTGTTATTCCTGGAAAGTATGGTAAAAATACTGTTCTGGCCAAGAAGGATGGTGTAGAAGGTGTAATGGATAAAAAGACTGGTAAGTTTGCAGCACAAAAAGGTGGTTGGGATAAAACGGATGCTGAAAAATATTCCAAAGAATACATGAAGCAGCGTCCACGCGGTATGGGAGACCCAACTACAAACCATGCTGATCGTAGAGTATCACCTGGTCGTGTTAAATAAAAAAGTCTAAAAAAGGAGATTACTAAAAATGAGTAGATTTGGAGATTTACTGGGCGGCAAGTCCGCACCAGAACCAGTAGTGGAAGAAGTTCTTGTTACTCCTAAAGAGGAAGTCCTCACTGAGGCAAGTCCTCTTGAAGAAATGAGTAAGAAGGAACTTGAAGCATATGGTAGAACTAAGGGTATTGAACTCGATAGACGCCGTAGCAAAGAAACCCTTATTGAGGAACTCAAAGAAGCAGAAGGTGAGTGAACCACTTTCCTAACTGTCCACAGGGGGTCTTCGGACCCCCTTTTTTATTGTATAATTACTTCAGTTAAAACAAACAACCCAATGGGACTGTCCAAGAGC